CGGCAACTAAAAATAATAATCAAATCTTTGGAAACATCTTTGAGGTTGGAAATGAGATAACAGGAACAGCACAATATACACCTGACTTTGATCCTAACAAGAAAGCGGATTGCTTTGTCACAGCAGACGGAATTGAGCAGATAAGAGGATTTATCAGGCTGACAGAGATCATCGTTGAGAACAACAATCTCATTGGATACAATTGTACAATACACGGAGAAACGGCAAATTTATTTACAAGCATTGAAAACGCTAAACTTGCTGACCTTGACTTTTCTGAATATAACCACACAGTCAACATTGTAAACATTACAGACTCGTGGGATAACCAGATTTACATCAATAGCACACCGACATCTTTTGAGTATGGTGTGGGGTATGTATGGAGTCAGATAACACCAAAGAGGGCAACTGTTCCCAATGATTGCAGCAAGTGGAGGGTTGATGACCACACACCGTGTCTGTATGCCAAGACCATCGTTGATAAGATATTCAGCACCTATGGCTATGAGTACACAAATGACTCATTCTTTGAAACAGATCAATTTAAAAGGCTAATTGTACCCTATACTTACGGAGCGTTAACAGAGCAGCCTTCAGGGGTTACAAATAGATTGTTTCAGGCTCAAGTGACAGGGGCTACTACTTTGAGCGTGGGTGACCTTATTCCTGTGGCAAATGATAGCACAGGAGGCAACTTTGACAATGGTGGGAACTTTGATAATACAGCAGGAAATTATAAATATACAGTACCAGCATCAGGTCGTTATTCTTGGTATGTTAAAGTAGATTTAGTTGCTCCTCCTCCTATATCTAACTTGTTGCAGTTTGGTGTGTTTGTCAATGGTAACGTAGTACCTATTCAAACAGTGGATATTTATGTCAATAACACAGACTATGTAGGCAAGACTTCAGAGTTTGATTTGACAGAAGGTGATGAGGTGCAGGTCAAATATCTTCACTCATATCTGGATACTTTGTCTGTACTTGGTAAAGTCAGCACACGAGATGAGGATATACAAATCAGCACTGGAAACTATGTGTACAACGAATCAAGTGCCTTCTCGATTGCATACAACAGAATGATTGATTTCGGTCAGTTCTTTACAGGTGAATGGACACAGAAGGAATTTCTGCTCAACTTGGTGAAGATGTTCAATCTATACATTGAGCAAACAGATACTAAAAAACTAAGGGTAGAAACAAGAGATGATTTTTATAATGGAGGCAATCAAGACTGGTCTAAGAAATTAGACTACTCACAGCCGCATCAGTTGCTACCTATGGGAGAGTTGCAGAACAACCCATATAAATTCAGTTACAAAGACGGAGGCGATACGTTAAATAAGAAATACAAAGACGTTTATGAACGTACATATGGAGATAGAACGGTTGACATTGATAATGATTTTATCAAGCAAGAGAAAAAGATTGAGGTGACGTTTGCTCCTACTGTAATGTATCAGGACAAAATCTCAGGGCGTTACTACTCTGATGTAGCAGAGGATGATTCAAGCCTTCGCATTTTATACTATGGAGGTCTGAAAGCAACTTCTGAATATTGGACGTTTGACTATTACAGTACAGCAGGAGGGGGATATATCAATGACGGCACGAACATCACTGCACCGAATGAAACAAATTACCCGTTGACTTTGCACATTGATGATACTGATTCAATGAGTTTTGATCTTAACTTCGGAATGGTTCAGAGGGCTTATGTACCTGTTGGCTTTGAGTATTCCAATGACAACCTTGTTAATAAATACTACTACAAGTACATCAAAGAAATCAGCGACAAGAACTCAAAGATATTCAAGGGGTATTTCAGGATCACTCCGAACGATTGGGGGAACATTTCTTTTGCATATAACTACTTTTTTGAGGGGCAGTATTGGAAACTTAACAAAATAACTGACTATCGACCTACAAGGGATGGAGTTTATTTATGTGAGTTCTTGCTTTCTACATATTACACACCTTATATCAGCGACAATCAAAAAGTTGGTCAAGGTGGTTTTGATGGAGAGGGAGAAGCAACAAAGGACAGATTCCCAGTTGATGGTCAAGCAGAAACTCCAGATTTTACTTGGAAGGGAGGCGTTACTGTTGGAAACAATACAGGCAACTCTGACACGATAACAAACGGAGATAACAATCAATCAAGTTCTGTATTCGTTACTGTATTAGGTAGTGAGGGAACAAAGGTCAGCAAAGGGATGGAATTTACAACAGCCATCAATTGTACAGACTTTGTAGTTCCAGAAGGTCGCAGGGTATATGTAGAAAACTATCCTGTCGTTGGTGCTTGGTTAGGTAGCGGTAAGGTTGTCAATATAGATGACACAGATTCACCTTATTCAGCCGTCTATGATGATTGGCTAATAATATGCGACACAACAAATGGGGATGTGACTGTGACACTTCCAACACCAACAGCAGCAAACAAAGGAAAAATGTTTTTAGTTAAAAAGACAACAGCATCACACAACGTAACTATAAATGCAGGGGATGGCTCTGTATTAATAGATGACCAAACATCTATATCAGATAATACTAAAAACGGATTCGATGAAGTCGTATCTGATGGCACACAATACTGGATAATAGGAGAAGGATAAAATGGCAATAAACGAAGCAGTAAATATAGACATTGACGTAAACGGAACGTCAACGGTAAAACAAGCAGCAAACGCTTATGACGATTTAGGCGATGCGGTAAGTAAAACGCAACTTGAAGCTGAGAAACTCGCTCAGCAATTTGGAATTAATGACAAGCGTACACAAGAAGCCATTAAGGTTGCAGGTAGATATAAGCAAGAGATGGAGGAGTTGGACTTTGCCATTGATGCTGCAAGGGGAGGTTCTGACCAATTATTTAGAGCAGCTCAAGGTGTAACTGCTGGTTTTGAATTAGCAGCAGGAGCAACGGCTCTATTTGGTGGAGAATCTGAAGAATTGGAAAAAATTCTTATTAAAGTGCAAGGTGCAATGGTATTCTCTCAAGGATTAAGAGATTTAAAAGAATTTGCACCAGCAATTTTTAATGCTGCTGAAGCTACAAGAGTATGGTTTACATCTCTTACATTGTTGCAAAAATCTTTTGTTGGTTTCGGTATTGCTTTAATTGTTGATGCTATCATTGATTATAGAAATGCGACAAGTGATGCGGCAGATGAAACAGAAAGATTAAGTGAAGCCAATAAAGCGTATGCTGAAAGAAATGAAATCTTAATTCGTAGTATTCAAAGAGAAACTGAGGAACAAGTCAAAAAAGCAATTTTAGCTCGTAAAACGGAAGATGAAATCTTACAAATCAGAAAAGATGGAGCTGATAAGCAATTGGCTTATATTAGGTCACTCATTGAGCAAGAAGAAAAAGATAAGAATTCAGGTCTAATTAAAGATCAGGAAAGATTTAAATTATTAGCAAGATTAGAAGGTGATGCTTTAAGAGAAATTGACAAATTAGAGGTTGATATATTTAAAAGAAAAGAGGAAAGAAGAAAAAAGTCCACAGAAAACGATGCAAGTCAAACAGATGAAGAGTTTCAAAATTGGTTAGCCAATGAAATAAAGAAAAACGAAGCTCAACAAGCAAATGCTAAATATGTAGAAGAACAAAGAAAAAAAGAAGCGGAGGACAATGAAGAAGCATTTCAAGCTTGGTTAGAATGGGAAATTCAGAAAGCTGAAAATGCTGCTGCAAATGCTGAATATATAACTAAAAAGAAAAAAGAAGAATCAGACAAACAGATTGCAATGGATCAAGCTGTTGCAGATGCTCAAATGCAGTTATATCTACAAACACAAATGGTTACATCTGGATTGATTCAATTAGTCGGAGAACAAACCAAAGCAGGGAAAGCTTTAGCACTTGCTCAAATTGCCGCAGATACGGCTGTGGGATATGTTCAAGGATTAGACATTGCACAGAAAGGAGCAAAAGCTACTGGACCGGCAGCACCATATACTTTCCCTATATTTTATGCTTCACAAATTGCGGCTGTAATTAATGCAGTAAATCAAGCAAGACAAGTTCTTAATGGAAATTATTCTGTTCAAACAGCGACAATGACATCATCACAAGGATTCGGCTCAGTTTCATCCTTTAATGCACCTGCTGTAAGGCTACCAAGGACAGAACAGTTCACAGGGCAACAGAGAATTTATGTGACTGAATACGACATCAGCAACACCCAAGAAAAAGTGAAAGTCACAGAGGATGTGTCAATCGTAAAGTAAACCAATAAACTAAAAAAATTAATTATATAAAATGGACAAACTACCAGTATACAAGTTAGTCATTAATGACGAGGATGAAACAGGAGTGAACTTTGTTAGCCTTGTAACGAATCCAGCCATTGAGAGAGATTTTCAATACTTCAACGATCATCAAAGTTTTTTCGATGATTATCCAAAGGCAGCAAGTCAAAACGCTCAACGTGGAATTAACTTAAACGAAAAGCTTGGCAATGATTGTGCGACCTTAGTGGGTAAAAATCGTTCACGGCAGCTCATAGCAAGAGAAAATCTTTCATTGGAAACGATTAAACGCACTTACTCTTATTTAAGCAGAGCAAGGGAATACTATAACCCAAGCGACACAGAAGCGTGTGGTACAATTTCCTATTTGTTATGGGGAGGTGATGAGATGCTCAGATACACAGAGCGAAAGCTTGAGGAGTTAGAATTAAGAAAGGCTAAGAAAAAACAAAAGTATGATGTTGACGTTTCAACCTTACCAGGATACATCAGTGAGGACTTACCATTGTTTAACAATAAAGAGGAGGCTGAAGCATACGCTGAGAAGATAGGTTGCACAGGATCACATAAAATGGGTGACAAGTGGATGCCATGCTCAGCAGAGGAAGCTCACACTGACATTGAAACTCCCTTAAAAGCTCATAGTCATGAGATAGGTTTTGCTATTCAAGACGAGGAGAAAAGAATCATAACCGGTATGGCTATGGAGGCTGAGAAACGGATTTATAGATACGATGCTGCAAGGGGTGAATACTATGTTTACTTTGATGCTGACACCATCTTTCAAATCGCTAAGAAGTGGGCGAAGTCAGACCTTTATGATTCAGTAAACATTCATCACGAGAAAGAAACAAAAGGGCTTTCCTTATTTGAGTCTTACATCGTTGATCGTGAGAGAGGCAAATACCCACCTAAAGGATATGATGAGGTTGCAGATGGTTCTTGGTTCTTAAGTTACATTGTGAATGATGATAACATTTGGGCAAGGGTAAAAGACGGAGAGTTCAAAGGCTTTTCAGTTGAGGGATTTTTTGACTTTGACGTTAACGAAGAAGAACGCCAATTGAATGCAATATACAACGCTGTGAAGAAGGCTGTCGAGAAATGGAATGGTAAAAACTGAGCCACTTATTTTAAAACCTTAAATATATATAGATGAATTCAAAAGAAGTATTGACCGAAATTCGCTCACTTCTATTTGGTGAAGAAAAGAAAGAAGTTGAAATGGCAACTGCAACCCTTGTTGACGGAACTATCGTTGAGTGGGAAGGTGAGTTGGCTGTTGGAACTGAAATCTTTGTGCAAACTGGTGAGGGCTTAGTTGCTGCACCTGATGCTGTTCACGAAGTAGAGGGCGGTATGCTCGTAACCACCGAGGGCGGTGTTGTTACTGAGATTGTAGAACCAGCCGAAGAAGTTGAAGAAGTAGCTGCTGAAGAAGCACCTGCTGAGTTCGCTTCGCTTGAGGCTTTCAATTCTTTAGTAACTCGTTTTGAGGAGGCAGTTGAAAAACTTAATCTTTTAGAGGAAAAACTAAACACTAACGAGAGTGCCTTTAACTCTATGAAAGAGGCATTTGGTAAAACTGTTGACTTGGTTGAAAAGGTTGCTGACCTTCCAAGTGAAGAACCAACTAAAGCTCCTGCAAAGTTGTCAAAGAAAGAGGAGCAATTCGCAAACATTGTAAAAATCGCAAAAACACTAAAAAAATAATTAATCATGGCATTTAATGTAACTGGTTTAACCGACTATACTAACGAGCAAAGCACCGAGTTAGTAGTAAAATCCCTTTTCGGATCAAAGACTGCTGCTGTATTACAAGCGGCTGGTCAGGTGCAAGTGGGTGTTAAGTCTGCTGAGGCTTTGAACATCTTAACTTCTGATGTATTCTTCCAAGCCGATGGCTGTGGATACAACGCTTCAGGAAACACAACTTTCTCTCAGCGTGACATCACAGTAGGAAAGATTAAGGTAGAGGAAACTCTTTGCCCTAAGACTTTAGAAGCAAAGTGGATGCAGACTCAAATTGCTCCAGGTTCTCCTGAGGCTGTTCCATTTGAGGAGCAAATCGGTAACGAGAAAGCATCTCGTATCGCTAAATTGTTAGAAGTAGCAATGTGGCAAGGTGATACTGCAACAAGTAACACTAATCCAAACACAAATCGTTTTGATGGTTTCAACAAAGTAATTGATGACGCTGCTGCATCTGTTGATGGTAACACTACTGCTGCAACTGCAATCACTACTTCAAACATCGAAGGTTTGATTGACGATATGTACAACGCTTTACCTGCTGACATCGCTGACGCTGATGATTTAGTAGTATTTGCTGGTATCGACACTTTCAAGAAGTACACAACTGCTTTGCGTGATTCTAACCTTTTCCATTATGCAGTAGATGCTGAGGGAATGGAAATCATGATCCCAGGAACTAACATCAAGTTGATCGGTGTTGGTGGATTAAGCGGAACTAACAGAATGTTTGCAGGTCGTTTGAGCAACTTCTTTGTAGGTACTGACCTTGCAAATGAGGAGGAGGAGTATCGCTTCTGGTACTCAGTCGATAACGATGAGGTTCGTTTCCGTGCAACCATGAAATATGGAGTACAGGTAGCATTCCCTGATCAATTATGTGAATTTACTTTAGCTTAAAGGAGGTAACCAATGGCTTGTAATCTAACACAAGGATTTACACTTGACTGCAAGGATGCCGTTGGTGGAATCAAGAGCATTCATTTAATCGACTGGGCTTCTACCGGGTTCACTGTAAGCGGTGGCGAGGTAACAGCTACAACAGTTGCTTCTGGGGATGTTTACACCTATGAGCTTCCGAAGGGCGTGGGTAGCATGACTACCACTACAAATGTTTCACAAGATAACGGAACAGTATTCAACCAATCTGACATCGTTGCTCGTTTGCGTAAGTTGTCAACAACAAAGCGTAATGAGTTAAAGCTCCTTGCTCAGAATCGTGTATTCTGTATAGTGAAGGACAACAACGATAACTATTGGTTAGCTGGTAACGAGTACGGATGCGACATCACTGCAATGACTTCTGAGTCAGGAACTGCAATGGGTGACGTTCAAGGCTACAATTTCACTTTGAGTGCGATTGAGGCTGAATCTCCTTACTTGGTACAAGCTGCTGTTGCTACTGATTTAGGAATCTAATTTCTTGTTTTCATAGTTTCTAACAGGGGGAGGGCTTCGGCTCTCCTCTTTTTTTTCGCCAAAAATGGTCAGTGATATTTCATATATTTGTGTATGGAGATATTCAAAAAAATAAAAGGATACGA